GGTTTTTGGCTGACTTGTGTGCGTTGTCTACATCACTGACTGCTCCCATCCACCGTGACAAGTCTTGTGACATTGCTTCCAAGTCTCGCCCTGCTTGGAACATACGCTTGATGTTACTAAATGCTGCAGATGCTACGCTAAGACTTGCAGATATGGTAACAGGGTCAAACACTAGTCAGCGTCCTTGATGGTCAGTGTGCCTTCCTTTACCTGTCTTAGTATTTCTGCGTAGTGTCTGTTGTCAGGGTCTAGTGGTATCATCCACATTTTACCATCAATTTCTGCTTTTATATAAGCGTTCTTCTGTCCAGTGTGTACACTATTTTTGTAATATGCTTTTGTAATATTCATTTTATTTTACCTATAATTCTACGTCACAAACCCAATCTGCTGAAAAATAATTACCAGTGCTATTATATATTTGAAATGACTGTATTGAAGCCTGTGAAGCATCTACACTAGCACTACCAGTATTATTTGATAACGTCATAGATGCAACAGCCCTTTTTGGTGTTTGAAGTTCTACCCTAATTGTTCTATAATTTAATGCACTCATAGCACAATTAAGAAGAGCCTTTCCTGTCTCGTAGTATCTCTGACACTTAGTCAACGTCCTCTCAAAAGGCTCATGCTCAAATGTTGTTGGGTTCTGCCCTACTTCCAACTGAACACCTGTGATGAAGAAGGTTCTGTCTGTGCTGTCAAAGAATGATGATATACCTACGGCTCTATTAGCTGCTGAAGCACTTCCCCAAGAGGTTTGTAATGTTCCACCTGTGTAAGTTGAACCTGCGTGTAACCATATACCTAGAACAAGGCTTGAACCATTGTCATCGCCAAATGCACCAGTTGTATCAGCAGGGTAAGTAAGCTCTACTCGTGTCCAATCTGTAGTAACACTAAATGTTTTACTTATAGCCCTACTATTATCATTGTCATATAATTCTGCTACATACGTTGCACTAGCATTACCCTTAACATAAAAAGACACAGCAAATGGTTTAGCGTCTGATGTTCCTTTTGCAAAGGCTTGTAGATTTTGTCCTTCAATTCTATGCTCAAGGATTAAAAGTTCTCCTGATGCAATAGATGTGTCTGCTGTCGTACAATCTAGTTTTAGACTATTTGCAAAACCACTAGGTCCAGAACTATCTTGTGACATAGTTAATCGTCCTGCTGTGCCACTTGCTTCTAAGTAAAATCTATCAACAGTAAAATATCCACTAGATGCACCAATGCCTGTGCTTGATGTGTCTCTATGTGCCAAGACCATATTTCCATTGATGATGACATTCCTGTTTACTCCACCACCACCTGCATTGATGTTACCAATTAGGTTTGCTAGTTCTGCTGCCTTGCTCATTTGTTACTCCCTTATGATGGTGTGCTACTCTTCAAATGTTCAGCATAGGCTTTTTTAACTTCATCTGTATGAAACTGTGCTACCATTGCTTTGACATCTGCACTCTCGTTTGTGCTGTCGCTATCTGGTGAAACAACATGACGATGAAATGAACGTGATAGTTCTTTACCATCCTCTTTTATCACCGTTGCTGTTCGCACTTGTATGTGCTTGAAGTCACCTACGACTTCTATTTTGTCTTGTATGATTTCTTTAGTTATTGCCATTTTTTTCTCCTTATGATGTTGTAAAAGTACAATCTGCATACACAGGTCTACCATTTGTAATTTGTTCATATCTAAAATATCTATAGTCTGCTTGGTTAGAAGCATTTGTAGTTTTAAGACCTTGAACATAGTTTGTGCTATTTGGAAAGTAAACTATCCCTGCACTATCCGAATTATTTGTAGTAGGACCACCTTCATCAGCCCACATCCCACCATTAATAATAACTACAGGAGGAGTATTACTGCTTGTAAAAGGAAGATTGCCAATAGAAAGATTACCATTTGTGCCACCTGTATCATCTCTTGTCAGATTAGCTTGTATATGGACAGTGTCACCAATTTTTCTATAACGTCCAGATGCATTAGAAACTGTCCTAGAAGCTGATGCACCATCTAATAAGGTAGGAGTAAATGTTCCTTCTTCATAGTCATCAAGCAACTCAGATGCCATACCTGAAGCATCACTCGTAGCTGCAAAGTTTATACCATGTCCACTTGCTACAGTTAAGTCACCATCTGTAAGCGTCAGACCATTAGCCACAGTAAGTGACGTACTAGATAGTGTCAGTCCCTCTGCACCACTTGTTCTGATTTTACTTCGTGTCATTGTTTTATCCTTTTAAGTATTTATGAAAATTTGACCACTCAAAGTTCCTGTTGTCCAGTTGCTTGACCCATTGTAAGCACCAGCGTCATCATCATAAACATAAACAGATGTGCTACCATTATATACACCTAAAAAGTAACTAGCAGTGCTAGCAGACAACGCTGTACTTACAAAAATATCACCACCATACTCTCTTGAACTAGACCCTTCTGGGTCAAAAGGAATTACAATACGATAGTTACTTCCACTAGTAGGTGCAGAACTAATTGTCATGCTGAAAGAAAGCCAAACCATTCTGCCTATTTTTGTATAATTTCCTATTTGACTACTATAAGCAACACTTGAAGGTCCAGTCAGTGCTGGTGTCCATACTCCCTCTTCATAGTCATCTAAAGCATTTGCAGTTGCCGTATCTCCATTAAAAGTAATACCTCCTCCAGACAATATCCTCATTTTTTCTGAGCCGTCAACTTCAAATCCTATGATTGATGATGATTTTTCATTATCTCTATCTGCTCTTATTGTTACGTCACCACCTGCACCACTAACCTCACATTCTGGAGTACCAGTAGCATCACTGTCAGTAAATCTAATAACTGGAGCAGTACTTTCTAAATCAAGAAGCACACTTGGAGAGTTTGTACCAATACCAACTCTATCGTTACCTGCATCAACAAAAAACATATTAGCATTGCCGTTACTTTCTACACGAAAGTCTACATCAGCACTGTCTTCGTTAAAAACTACACCACCGTTTGCTTTAAACTCTCCTGTCATAGTGTCACCGTCTACGTTCACATAACGGCTATCACTATCTGTTCTATTAAAAAAGTTACCAACAGAGAAAACATCATACACGATTATCTCTATGACATCACTTACAGATGCACCTGTAGCCAACACAACAGATGTACCAGATGTAGCTGTGTAGTCTGTGCCACCACCTTTTAAGAGGACTCCGTTCTGAAACACATCAACGAAATTATTATCTGTATAGGTCAATGTAAGATTGCCTAAGTCAGTACCAGTGAATGTAGTCTGTCCTGCAGTAGCTGTGTACTGATAGCGTTGTCTAACCCCTGCTGATGGACTTTTTCCTATGTATGGCATTTAGTTATCCTTTTAATTTTTAGCTCTTTGCGTACATGGTTTTTACATTGTTAAGCATTTTGTAAAAGTCACCATTTTTATCTAATTTATCATTATTTATATCATGCCAAAGTGCGTCTAGTTGTTTTTCAATGCTTGGATATTCTTCTTTTCTTTTATTTATATAAGCATAATTATCAGGTTTAGCTATTTTATCGTCCATGCGATTCATCTCAGCTTGAATTTGTTCTGTTGTAATATTTGTTGGATTGTCATCCAACCAAGTAATTTTATTAATATCGTTATTTACAACCTTAACACCTGCATTTGGTCTTATATTGGTAATTGCTACAATAACTTCTGCCATTTAAATTTCTCCTATACAGAACCTGCATTTAATTGATAAAATATCAACCTTGCACCAGAAAATTCATATCCAGTTGCCTGTCCACCTACTTTTGCTCTTATTGTGTGATTGCCATTTGTTGTGGTAGTGGCTTCTCCACCACTTCCGTCATGTAATACAAAGCTTAGTGTAATATCTGTATTGCTATCTGCTGAATGATTGTATAGTTCAGTAAACTTTATTTTCCAACTTATCGCACCAGAATTATAACTTCCAGTGCAAGATAAAATACCTGCTATTTGGTCTGAGTAGATAGAAGAACCACCGGGATTTGGTCTTGCATATAAAGATATTAAGTATGTTCCATACTCATTTGCTGTAAGGTTCGTGTCTACGATTGAGTTGCCGTTACTTGGTGTTGATACTGAAAAACCAGTAGTTCCATTAGTGTATGTTCTAAATCTAACGTCTGGTACATGAAAATTGCCATCAGTGTCAACGCTTAGTTTTGCATTTGTTGTTAAGCTTGGATCACCAGATGCGTTGTATCCAACAACATACTCAGTGCTTGATACATCTAACCCATGACCCCAAGTATTGCCTGATGCGTTTTCAAACATCATTACTGCATCACCAGTACCACCAGATGTTATAATTGCTCTGGTATCACTTGACCCTGTAATATGTAGTTCGTGGCTTGGAGAACTTGTACCTATTCCCACTCCAGTTGATGTTACATGAGCAATATCTGAGCCACCAATCTTTATATCTACTCGGTCATCTGTATCTGCTGTGATAGATGTGTCTGCATCAGCGTCAAGTATTAACTCTGTACCATTCATATCTAAACTAGCTGACGGAAACGCTGTGGCTAACTGTGAGGAGACAATACTACCTGCAGGTGCTGTCACTGTTTGTTGTGCAGAACCCATATACACAAGATAGCATGAGTCACCACTTGCTACAGCTTCAGAGAATGTAATTGTCGTACCAGACGCTTCGTAAGACTTACCAGAGCCTTCTTCCTGTTTTACGTTGTTGATGTATACAAGAAGTTCTTTGCCGTTTGCTACGGCTCTATCAAGCGTATAGCCTGTACTACCGTCACCTGTTATGGTTTGTGTGGCAAACGCTTGAAACTGCGTTGCTAAATCATTTCCAATATAAGGCATTGCTACTCCTATGTACTGATTGCGTCAACAACAGATACCCAAACATCTGCAGAACTTGCTGTGTCACTCTTAACCTTGAGTGCATCACCACTTT